AATAGCCCTCACCGAGGCCGCTCAGACCGGCGTCGAGGAGGCTGGCACGACCGCTGGTACCGAGAAGGGCCTCACCTTCGACCCCAAGGAGATCGCCGGTTCGGCAATCCTCGGCGGGACGACTGGTGGTACCTTCCACGCTGTCGGTGGCGTAAAGGACGCTGCCGTCGATGCCACTGGCAAAGCTCTCACGAACCTGCGTACCGATGACACCTCCAAGGTTGATGAGTACGACGTCCTAGCTCGTGACCTCCTTCAGGAAGGTGCTGACTACAAGGACGAGCGCCTCGGCGAGGTTCGCACCACCAAGAAGGGCTCCGCAAAGGAAGCCGCCAACGCTGCGCTCCGCATCGCTCGTGGCCGCATGGGCGAGGCCTCCAAGCGCCTTCGCCAACTGGCCACCGCCCGCAAGGACACCGAGGCCCTTGAGACCCTCTCTTCGGTCGACAAGGTGATCGCCCATCAGGGCTCCGACCTCCCCGAGGAACTTACGTCCAAGCTCCAAGCCTACTTCGGTGGCGAGCCTGACGTCGAGCGCCTTGTGTCCCATGGTCATGCCTCGAAGCGTATCTCTGAGTTCACCCAGAAGTCCAATGAGGACATGGGGGGTCTCTCGAAGACCACCAAGAACTGGGACCTCTTTGACGGGCGTAACACCAACCCCCTGATGAAGTACGCCCAAGCTGGCGGCTTCGGTGGGATCGCCTTGGGTGCCCCCCACTTCGCTGCCCTGCCTATCGCTGGCATCGCGGCTAACCGGGCTGCCCGCACACTCGACAACTTCACCAACCGTCGCTCCGCAATCAAGCGGTACACGGACACTGTCACTCAAGCCCAAGCTGAGAACCCGAACCTCAAGCTGCCCGACATGACAGGGCAGAACGCATGGCAGACCCTCGCCCAGATGCGGCGAGCCGAACAGGACGCCAAGATCGACTCGATCAGGACCGAAGCCCGTTCCGTCAACAAGGAAGACATTGCCGCCGCCCGTCAGGACGCCAAGGCTGAGGCCGAGCGCATCCGTGGCGTCAACATGGGGATCCACCTCCAGAACACCGCAGGCCTGTTCGCCGGCCGCTCTGGTTTGGAGAAGACCCCTGCCCACGAGCCGTACCACTACTGGAAAGCGGCCACGAGCCTCGATCCGGCTCAGGTCGTTGAGACCATGGTTCAGCTTGAAGATCAGGGAGCAATCCCTGAGGGCACCGCCAAGCGGTTCCGGGCTGACCCCCGGTCGTTCAGCACTGACGCCAACACTCCCGAAGGTCAGCAGACCTACCTCGTTCAGGAAGCAGTCCGAAAGGCTGCGGCTCCGACCTACGAAGGTGGCCGTGAGGCTGTCGCTCAGGTCAAAGCGATGTTCAAGGGCAAGGGCGACGGACAGAAGCCCGGAGGTACCAACACCTCCGGGAAGTTCCGTGATGCCAACTCAGCTGCCCCCACGGGCTCCCGCAGGCGACAGAAGGCCTTCGAGGGCGACCGCAGGTACAAGAACCTCCTGTCTCAGGTCGAGTCAGATGGGTCTCTGAAGCCGGAAGAGCGGGCTGGACTGATGGAGCTTGCTGACGAGATCAACACCCCTCTGGCTACGGCAGATCAGCGCAAGCAGATCGTCGAGCAGCGGATCGGTGAGATCGTCCGTGGCAAGGCCCGACAGGCAATGTGGAAGACCAACTTCCGTGGCCTCGCCTCGATCGGTAATGACATATCAATCAAGCGTGGTGATACACCTGAGCAGATCGCCGAGAAGGCAGAAGCTCAGGACGAGAAGGTCAAGACCAAGGGCCGTAAGAAGCGTGCCAAGAGGCGACAGGCTGACCGTACAGGGGCCTCCTCCCCCAACGGCACCCCGAGTACCCCCGAAGCACAGACACGGGGTAGCCGGGCAGCACAGAAGCTCCTAGAGGCCTCCAAGGCCCCTCTGCTCCTGACTGACCAACGCTCGGAGTCCGAGAAGGCGGTTGCAGACCGCGAGCCCAAGCCGAAGCCCGAACCGCAAGGTAAGGGGCCGATGCCCAAGGGGAACAAGAAGTCCCTCACCCAGATGGTCTTCAACCGGATCAACCAGCTGACCGACACCATCATCACCGCGACCTCTGAGAAGGCCACGGACCTCCAGAAGCATGTCGAAAGCCTCCCCAAGTCTACCGAGGGGCGGGTTGAGGCGATGCTCTACGAGTTCCCGAGCCAGCGGCTCACGATCAACATGCTCATCGACTCCTTCGCGGAGAAGAATGGCGTGCCGGTCCGGGCTGCCGTCGAATCGGTGGTCGAGACCCTGAACCACTGGGCTGCCACTGGTCGCATCAAGATCGTGAAGCAGTTCAAGCAGGACAAGCTCGCAGTAGGTGGTGTCCAGCAGCGTGATACCGATGGGAAGCCCCTAGAGGTTCGTCACATCGAGATACTCGATCCCGCCATGAAGGATCGCATGGAGACGGCACAAGCTGTCCGAATGCACCGGAACATGGTGGATCAGTCTCAGATGCCACAGGACTACACCCCCGGTCAGATCAAGCAGGGTCCCCAGAGGGCCTTCAAGGATTACGACGGGGAGCGGTTGCAGGACGGATCGAACTGGGATGGGCCTCTCGCCTTCCTGAACGCGATGCGGAAGTCCGGCCTCGGTGTGTCCGATAAGATGCTGACTCAGATCGAAGACGGTCTTCGGACCCTCGACGGCAAGAGGAACCTCCTCCAACTTGGTGATGCTCTCCGGCCAGAGGGTGACGATAGCCCCCTCAGGGCTGCGGCACAGCTTCTACAACAGCTTGGCCTCAAGGGCGCTCGGCGATCCAACTTGCTTAGGCAGGAGTGGATGTTCGGTTCGAACTTACGTGTCTACTCGAAGAATGGCTCTGCGTCCTCGCAGGGTGGCGACCTGATGAAGGGCATCCTACGGGCACCCTCCAAGCAGAAGCTCGGCAATGGTAAGGGCGTGGACTTCCTGTTCCACTCCTTTGGCAACCTGCTGGGCTATGACAAGGAGAGCCCTCTGGCTCGACGTCAGGCACTCCTGAAAGACCCTGAGATGGTCGACGAGCTTGTCCGCTTTGCGGAGAACCCGTTCGGCCTTAGCACGATCTACACCGGCAACGACCGGAAACGCCCGAAGCCTCTCCAAGCGATCATCGCCAAGGGAGAAGACTTCTTCCAAGTCCTGAACGTGGCCCACGAGGTCGCGGACATGGTGAAGTGGGCTCGCATCCGTCACCCCGACCTGAAGGCCCGCTCCAACACGGAGTTGCTGGCGCACCCGAAAGTCAGGGCCGACCTCGCGAACTACGAAACCAGCTTCATCTCTCAACTCGACGCCAACAACAACGCCTACCAGCTTGTCGGACTCCTCCTTGGAGACCCGACGATACTGCAAGCCACCGGAATGCAGCCGACGCCCGGCGTGGATAATCCAGACTCCGAGAAGGGTCAGGACATCTACATGAAGCCTGCGCTGTCGATTGCCGAACGGGTCCCAGAGCTTGCTGCCAAGTTGGAAGAGCGTGGTGAAGCGTTCCACTCTTCTCTCCGTAAGCTGTTCAAACGGCCCATCGGGACGTACCTCTACGCTGCCGCCTTCAACTCTCGCCGGGATGCCTTTGCGGACATTCTAGCGGACATGGCTGGTGACGAGTCGAACGTATTCGGCCGTGAGGGCTCGCTGTTCCAGCTTGCCGAACCGGACATCCAAGCGGTCACCTCACCAGAGGGTCGGACCTTCAACCGGATGCGGTACTCGAACGGAGGAAGGGAAGAGGCTGAGGAAGCGGTCCAGAAGAGGATCGTGAAGGGTAAGGACAAGAAGGGCGATTTCTGGAAGGTCGAGACGCTCGACAAGGACAAATGGAGGGCTGGTGCCGACAAGCACCGCTCCGAGGAAGATGCCCTTAGTGGCGTCTTTGCGGATGACCTCTACGTCCGACTCAACCGTGAACTGGTCCGCGACATGCAGACCCGATTCCCGAGAGTGCAGGAATACCTGAACTTCTCGAGAAGCGTCACGGAGATGCTCAAGGACAAGGGCCAGACCACGGTCAAGGTTCCGACACCCGATGGGCTCACCCTCGACTACGACCTAGCCGAAGTGGACGTCTACGACGGTCACAAGGTAACCCTACAGGATGGCTCCACAGTCAACCTCGGCCAGAAGACCGGGGACGTGAAGCATCGTGGTCAAGGTCTCGCTGCCTTCATAGCTCACATGCACGACGCCTACGTCATGCGTGAGACATGGAAGCGGATGACCGACAATGGCGGGCTCAGTGTCTTCAACCCGATCCACGACTCGTTCGGTAGTCACCCGAGCGAAGCGGAGCGGATGCAGGCCACAGTGTTGCAGATCATGCAGGAGCTTGGTGATCAGGACCACAACATCTTCGAGCAGATCCTCGAACTCAACGGCATCGACCCCATGGTCTTCATGACCAATGGCGGTGTCATCCCCATGCGGGAACACGTCAACCCCGTACCGGCTTCGGCGATCCCCACCGCCGTGAGCTAACTCAAGACCCTCACCCTTCGGGGTGGGGGCACCCCTCTTTAGGACCATCACAATGACGTCCCCCATATCACCAACCACCTGCCAAAACACAGGCCGCGTACTCACTGAATGGTACGAAGCCGAGGAACTTGATGACGATCAGGTCAAGTCCAAGGTGATTGCTGAGATGGGGCTCGACCCAAACGACCTCCCTTGGGCCGGCACAATGCTCATGCAGATGCCTCCAGAAATGGAAGAGGTATTTCGCGAGTACACCTCCAAGGTAACAAAGTTCAAGAGACGAAAGTTCAGGCACGGAATGAGTGACACAGAAGTAGCCGCCCGTCTCAACGAAGCCACTAAGTTGGTCGACCCCGACAATTACAAGTTCCTCCCCGACGATGTTCGGGCTCGGACTGGTCTCGAAATCAACCCGCTCTGGGCAATGGAAGTTCTCGTCCGGTCTGGGGCTCTGCCTCTAAAGGACCAACTCTCGGCCCTTAAGGAGCTTGCCGCCTACACCCACAGCAAGGCTCCGAGCCTCCAGCACAACACAAACGTCAACCTCAAGCCTGAGGACTGGCTCTTGGAGATCGCCAAGGACGAGTACAGCGTCGTCGACGTTGCCCGCCCTGAGCGCATCCAGCCGTTGCAGAAGCGGGAGAAGGGCGAGGGTAAGGACTACGAGAGGCGTCGCATCCAAAAGGACGCCGGCCGTCAAGCTCTCATCGAGAAGCAGGCCTCCGCAATGGACGCCATCATGGCCGAGCTTGGCGACTACGACGTCGAGGAAGGCATTCAGGAGTTCGACGAATGAACCCCGAAGCCCTAATGAACCCCGAAGCCCTTGCGCTACGCAGGAGGCTCCGAGACGACTTCGAGTTCTACGCTGACAAAGCCCTGAAGATCAGGACGAAGGACGCACAGATCGTCCCACTGATCTTCAACGATGCCCAGAAGATCCTCAATGCTGCGATCAAAGAACAGATCGCGGAGACGGGGATGGTACGGATCATCATCCTTAAGGGTCGTCAGCAAGGTCTCTCGACGTGCGTTGGCGGACGCCTGTATTTCAAGACCTCGCAGGCTACGGCCCGCAAAGCCGTCGTGGTCGCCCACAAGTCGGACTCGACCACCGCTCTGTTCAACATGACTAAGCGGTACCACGACGGCGTCCCCGACATCCTCAGGCCCTCCACGAGCTACTCCTCGCGGAAGGAGCTTGTGTTCGACAAACTAGACTCCTCGTACATGGTTGCCACAGCTGGTGGTGACGGCATTGCCCGAGGCGAGACCATTACCGACGCCCACCTGTCTGAGCTTGCCTTCTGGCCTGACGCCTTCGCCAAGCAGAACCTCAACGGTCTGCTACAGTCCATCCCCGATGTTCCGGGAACCGAGGTCTACATCGAGTCCACCGCCAACGGTGTGACCGGCCCGTTCTACGAGATTTGGAAGGGCGCGGAGCGTGGAGACAATGGCTACCGCGCTGTCTTCATCCCTTGGTTCCTCTCGTCGGAATACACCAAGCCGATCCCCAAAGGATTCGAGCTTGCTCCCTCCGAGGTAGAGTACATCGACGAGGCTGATGCCATCTATGGCGTGAGGCTCACCCGTGGCCAGATCTACTGGCGGCGTCTCAAGATCAACCAGAACGGCCTTGAGATGTTCAAGCAGGAATACCCGCTGACCCCGGATGAGGCCTTCCTCACCACGGGCCGGCCAGTGTTCGACGTCGAGAAGCTCGTAAAGCGGGCGGCTGTCTTGGACGGTCCAAAGCACCGCATGAGCCATATCCTCGGAAAGTTCGACCCATCTGTGGTTGGCGAACTGAGCATCTACAGGGAGATCGACGCCGGTGAGACCTACTTCATTGGTGCCGACGTTGCCATGGGTATCCGTGGTGGCGACTACTCCGTGGCTCAGGTCCTTGATAGCAAGAAGCGCCAGTGTGCGACCTATCGAGCCCACGTCCACCCCGACTACTACTCCGACGTCCTTGAGAGCCTCGGAAGGCTTTTCAACGTGGCTAAGATCGGTGTCGAGAACAACAACCACGGGCTCCTAACTGTCACCCGTCTCTACAAGGACCTTGGGTATCACAACGTCTACATGGACGTCCTAGTGGACAACATGACTGACGTAGACACCCCCCGCCTAGGGTTCCGCACCACCTCCAAGTCAAAGCCTATGATCATCGACGCCCTAAGGGGCGACCTGAGAGAGGGCCGTGTCGAACTCAACGACAAGACCACCATCAGCGAACTCGTGACCTTCGTGGTCAAGGAGAATGGCAAGGCTGAGGCTGAGGAAGGCTGCCACGACGACTGCGTTATCGCACTCGCCATCGCCAATTTCATCCACGACGGTATCTACGATCCCGTCAAGGTAACCGACGATTATTACGTCGACATGATCTGAGAGAGGACACATGGCCAAGACCATGAACGACGAAGATCTTGGTTCGCTTCTCGACCGGATCATTTCCAAGGCAGAAGACTTCTCAAGCTCCAAGCTCCAGAAGGAGCGCGAGGCCGTCCTGAACTACTACCGTGGTGAGGCTCCTGCCCCACTGCACGCTGGCGACAGCAAGTACGTCTCTCGTGACGTCTATGACGCCGTGGACAGCGCCCGCTCGAACCTCATAGAGACCTATTCCGCCCACCAGAGGATCGTCTTCTTCCGACCGGAGAAGGACGAGACCGTGGCTCAGGCGAAGCAGGCCTCGGAATACTGCCGCCACGTCTTCTTCAAGCAGAACCATGGCGAAGACCTAATGTACGCCGCGATCAGCGACGGACTGATGAACAGGTTCTCGGTCGCCAAGGTCTACTACAAGGAGATCAAGGACGAGATCGAGCACGAGTTCTCTGGGCTCACCGAGGACGAACTCGATATGTTCGTCGCGGACATGTACGACTTCGAGTTCACCGAGACAGACACCTCCGCTCTAGCGCAGGGGCTCTACTCGGGAACCATCGCCGAGGTAAAGCTCAAGCGGAAGATTTGTGTCGAGATCATTCAGCCCGAGGACATCAAGATCCTAGGTAGGGCAACCTCGTTGCAGGACGCCAAGGCGGTGATCCACACGCAGGAGATGACTCGGAGCCAGCTGCTCAAAGAGGGTGTCGACAAGAAGAAGGTCAACAAGCTTACCTTCGAGACGAAGAACGACACGACCCTCGACTACGAGAAACAGCTTCGTCACGAGCCGATTGGACAGACCCTTGGGTCCGACGACGGCGTGCAGGAGGCCACGGAGACGATCGTCGTCCACGAGGTCTACGCTGACATCGACATGGACAAGTCTGGGACTGCCAAGCTCTACCGGGTCCTATACGCCGGTGGTGAGATCCTCGACAAGGAGCGGGTCCGCATCAAGCCGTTCGCGGCCTTCGTGCCCATCCCCGTGCCCCACACGTTCTTCGGCGAGAACTACGCCAAGTCGGTCATCCCGATCCAGAACGCTCGGACGATCATGCTGCGGCAGATCATCAACCACACGGTGCGGTCGAACAACGACCGGATGATGGTCCTCAACGGCACGCTCCACAATCCGAAGGAGCTTCTGGACAACCGCATGGGCGGCATCGTCAACGTCAAGCGCATGGACGGCCTCTCGCCGCTCCCGCAGACGATGATGAACCCCTTCGTGTTCGACACCGTCCGACTGCTCGACGAGGACAAGGAAGAGGTCACTGGTATCTCCAAGTTGGCCCAAGGGCTCAACAAGGATGCCATCTCGACGCAGAATGCCGAAGGCAAGATCGACCAGTTGATCCAGCTTTCGCAGCAGCGTCAGAAGACCATCGCCCGCCGCTTCGGCCTCTTCATGAGGGAACTCTACTTCCTCATCTATCACGCTGCCGTCGACTACATCGAGGAATCCGACTACGTGTCGGTGACCGGTCAGTACGTCGAGGTGAACCCGACCGAGTGGAAGGAGCGCACTGCTGCCTCCATCGAACTATCGCTCTCCCAATACGAGCGTGAGGCCGAGAGCCAGAAGTTCCTCGAACTCGACGTCATGTTCACGCAGCACCCGGCCCTTGGACAACAGTACACCCCCGAGAAGCGGTGGGAGGTGCTGTCGCAGATGGCCGAGAAGCGTGGGATCGAGGACCTTGAGACCTACCTGCTGAAGCCCGAACAGGTCCAGCCCAGCGAGCCCTCCGAGATGGAGAAGCTGCAAATGGATCAGCTACGGGCACAGGTCAAGTTGGTCAACGCTCAGGCCGACTCGATGATCATGAAGGCCCAGACCGAAGCCAAGAGGGTCTCCATCGACGAGATGAAGGCGAAGACCGACATGGCAGCGAAGGCTGACAAGCAGGACCTCGACGAGAAGAAGTTCGACCATGACGTCGAGATCGACTGGGCCGAGGTGGATAACGCCAAGGCTTCGGAAGAGCAGACCGGCATCTGGTCGCCCAACAGCTAAAACAAGAGCCCTCCTTTGGATCGTCCAAGGGAGGGTTCCCTTGCATGAAGGAGAGAGCGTGCAACTGACGGAACAACAGGTCATCGCCATTGGCACAGACCTGAGGAAGATCGTCGAAGGCGACTCGTTCAACACCGCCGTGAAGGTTCTCGAAGAGACCATCACCAACCGGATACTGACGAGCCCTGTGGAAGACGTGGCAGGCCGCGAGAGCGCCTACCAACTCCACCGAGCCCTCGGCGAACTCATCGCAACTTTCACAAGCATCACGGTCCTCGCCGAGCAGACGCTCGCGCAGTGGGAACTCGATGCCATTGATCAGGAATAGGCACCATCCCATGGACGTGCGAGCTTTTGAGACTAACATCGACGATGCAGTCGAAGCCATGCTGAAGACCTCCGACGAGGGCGGACTAGAAGTCCTACCCGACGACGAGGAAGAGGAAGCGGGCGAACCCAAGGTCGTAGAGACCGAGGGCGAGGACGAAGGCGACGAGGACTCCAACGCCGATGAAGGCGAAGAGTCTGATGATGTCGACGAGTCTGACGAGGACGAAGACGAAGACGACGGCGAGAAGCCCAGCGAATCGAAGCTGGCTGACCCCGACTCTGAGGTGGAGATCACTGTTGACGGCAAGGCCACGCGAGTACCCGTAAAGGACCTCGTCAGGCTTGCAGGTCAGGAGAAGGCACTCACCCAGAAGTCGCAGGCGCTCGCCGAGCAGCGCAAGATCACCGACCGGAACGGACTGCTCGCTATGCAGACCCTACAGCGGCAGATCGAGCGGGCTCATAAGCGTGCAGACCAGTTCAAGGACGTTGACCTCGCTCTGGCAGCCACCCAGCTTTCCCCTGAGGACTACAAGGCCCTCAAGGAAGAGATGACGGCTGCCCGCTCCGATGTCGAGTTCTTCGAGAACGAAGCCGGGAACCTCCTGACGACCTACGATACCAACAAGAAGGCCACGCTCAAAGCGCAGGCCGTCGAGGCGGTACGGGCCATCACGGACGAAACCAGCCGGTTCCACATCAAAGACTGGAACGACACCGTCTACAACGAAGTCCTCACCTATGGCGTCGGCCAAGGGCTGGACCGGGATGGGCTCAAAGAGCTTGTCGACCCGGCAGCCATTAAGCTGATCCACAAGGCTATGTTGTTCGACCGGGCTAAGGCTAAGGTCAATTCGAGCGTCAAAGCGAAGCTCGTAAAGGCCCCCAAGCGTGCCCTGAGCAAGTCCGACACGGCCAGCACCACCCCGCAATCCCGTACCCTGAACAAGCTGCTGATGGCAGCGAAGTCCTCGGGGAACATCGACGACGTGACCGCCGCTTTCCTCGCGGCGTCCAAGGAGTAATCTGACATGGCAACCCATGTGAAGTCCTTCGACCTCATCGGCAAGAAGGAGTCGGTCAGCGACTTCATCTCGCTGATCACCCCCAGCGACACCCCGTTCCTCTCGTCCATCAAGACCGAGAAGATCACCAACACCTACTTCCAGTGGATGGAAGACCAGCTGCGCGCCGTCGCGAAGAACACCGCCCTCGAAGGCGCGGACGCGACCGACAGCGCGCGTGACCAGCCGACCATGAAGTCGAATGGCACGCAGATCCTCACCGAGACCTTCAAGGTGTCCGGTACTGCCGAGGCCGTGAAGCTCTACGGTCGTGAGTCGGCGGTTGCCCGCGAGACCATGAAGACTGGCAAGCTCCTGAAGATGGATCTGGAGTACAGCCTCGTCGGCACTGGCCAGACCTATGTTGCTGCGGAAGCTGCTGTCGCCGGCGAGTTCGCTGGTGTGCAGGCTCAGATCCACGCCAACACCACGACTGCGGTCGGTGGTGCGATCACCGAGACCGCCATCATCGGCGTCCACGAGAAGCTCTACAACGAGGGCTCTGACGGCACCATCCTGATGGTGAAGCCGAGCGACACGAAGGTCATCGCAGCGTTCTCGCTCGCGTCGGGCCGGACTGTCAACATCGACGACGGCGAGACGAAGCTGACCAACGTGGTCAACGTCTACGAGTCGCCGTTCGGCACCGTCCGCGTGGTGAAGAACCGCCGCCTCGCCACGACCAACGCGCTGATCTACAGCCCGGAAGTCTGGAAGCTGGCCGTCCTTCGTGACTGGTTCCGCGAGAAGCTGGCCCGCACGGGCGACGCCGATCGCTGGCAGGTTCTCGGCGAGTTCTCGCTGAAGCACGTCAACCAGAAGGCCTCGGGTCTGCTCTCGACCCTGAGCTAATCGGCGGCTTAGGCCTCCCATGAGACCTTCATGGGGGGTCACCCCTCTTTTCAATAGGACGCCATATGGCCCAGATCTTTGAGACCGAGACGTTCAACAACGTCGGTGCGGTCGCTGCTGCCCCCACCTCAGGCTCGATTCGTGCCAAGGTTATCCGTGAGGGTGCCTACTTCCGAGTCGACCTGACCCTCACCGCCGCCCGTGTCGTCGTAACTGACGCCGCTGCCAGCGGTTCCCACGGAACCCTTCCCCTCTTCACGTTCGTCGAGGGTGCCTTCGCTTTCCTCGCTGCCCGCCAGAACTACACGGCGTTCGCTGAGGGTGCTGCCCTTACGACCGCTGCTGGTGATGCTGCCTTCAAGATTGGCGTTGGTACTGTCGCTAAGGCGGCTGCCGCCGATGGTGCCCTTGCTGGCGCTACGGACGACGACATTGCTGGCGAGATCGCCATCACCCTGTCGGGCGGCACTGGCACCGGCACCCTCACTGGTGTCCTTGCGGTTGTCACCGATGGCACTGCGGCTGCGAAGTCGATCCACCTCAACTGGTCGGGCAGTGCCGCGACCATCGACGCGACGAGCTACATCGACGTGACCGGTACCATCAGCATTGCTGGTGTGGCCCTCTCGGACGATTGATCCCACACTCTCTTGGACCATCCAAGGGAGTTCTCTAGGCCCCTCGGTGTTCTCTCCCACCGGGGGTCTT